CTGGCCCCATGCACCTGTGCTCATAGGAGTTTACCTCCTATTAACCAGAGATTCTTAGAATCGCTGCTGTTGATGTTGGCGCTGGAAACTGAATTGTGAAAGTTCCTGATGTAGCTGTTTTATCACTTCCGAAATCTAAAATACAAACTGATGCGTTAGTAGTATCAGATGATGTATTATAAATCATTGCTCCTCTAGCAGTTAGTGTAACACCAGTGAAAGATCTGTCACCGAAGTCTACTCTAGCCACACCTGCTGTCATTGAAGTAGCTCCGTTAACTAATTTTCCACCACCAGAAGTATATTGACCGCTGTTTCCAACTTGACCGGAAGTTGTGAAAGATGTTGTAGCTGAATTTAGAGTTGCTGTAGAAATGTAAAGAGCTAATTTAAAAACATCACCACCAGTTTGTTTGAAATTCATGTCAGCTTCTAAAAGCTGTTTTTTAAATGAATTACAAATTGCTTGTGTTATTGCCATAATTTATCTCCTATTGTTTTCCTATTCGAGGAACACCNCTTTGGTATTCATCCCGTCTTCGTCTTCCCATTTGTTCAATCGAGAATCCTTTAACAGCCTCTTGATATTTTTTATCATATAATTGAAGCATGTCAATGGGCCCTTTTAAGAAACCATAAGCCTCTACTAGGCAAGCATACAATAAGCCATTGGGAAATTTTTGACTTAGGTATGTAGTTGGAGTTGTACTAGATAATCCATCGGGTTTCAAGATATAATTTAATTGAATAGTGTAAGTCGCATCTGGTGTAGGAGCAAACACTAGAGTGTTATCATCCCAATAGCTGTAATATTTAGGGACTCCAGTCTCTCCTTTGGGATTATACTCAGACATAAAGTTAGTATCTCTAAATTGTAAGAAATCTCTGTTGTCCGCTGAAGATGTACCATCAGAATCTATTATCTGAGCAGACCTGACTATCAATAGGTTATCGGGTGTATCTATAAATCGAGTGTTAAGAACCAAATTAGCCGTTGCATATCTTCGATTATTATCAGAATCTACTTCTCTTAAAATTCTAAACTCAGCATCACTAATAAAACCATTTAAAATTGTATCTGTAAAAACATTTGCATTTACTTCTGTGTAGTCTCTTATTTTTGTTTTTAATTCATCGTATGTCATGCTCTATCATTTACAGGTCCAGCTAAACATTGGAACCCGCCTCCTGTTTCTGTGCTGCTTGCAGCACTAATTAAATTAAAAGTAAAACTGTTATTTTGTGTAACAGTTGAAGGTTGACCCGCTTGTGGTACTACTGTTGGAACCATTGTCACGGAATAAGCTCCGTAGATTTTCGCTCCATTAGAGTGTGCACTTGCGGGTGTGTTTTTGGGAGTCTGTCCTCGAAAAGGAGCAGCTGTTCCTCGAACACAATTCGATAAAACGTTTCCTGCATTACCATTATAAAAAATAGTTTCATTTTCAAATAAACCTGAAACTGCATTTATTTTTTCAATCATAATATAACCTTGGCTTGGAAACGCAGAAGAATCTGTTAAAGTAATTGAATTGTCTGTTGCAGTAATATCACCATTTAAAGTTGTCTGTAATTGTAATGTAGAAATTGCAACTCCACCCACTGGTGATTTTACATCGTAAAATCTTATAAAGTCTCCTGTTCGATAATCACTAAAAGGAAAACTTACTGAAACTTGAGTTGATGCAGCAGTCATTGTAAAAGGATTATCTGGTAAAAAATCTGTAGTTGGAAATTCTGTTCTTGCTGGTCTTGGATGTGGTAATCCTTGAGGATCAGCAGTATATGGTTTAGGTTCTAATTGTGGTTGTTTTGGTTCATACTCTGAAGTATGAACTCTTGCACCATTCCATTCTTTAACCATTTCACTATATGGATAAGCAAGACCTGATCGGTCTGAAATAAATAATGCGTATTTTCCTTTTGATAAATTTCCCATAATTATATACTCGGATAATAAGTTTTAGGTGAAATGTAAACACTAGCAGAAGAACCATCTTCTTCTAGAGCTCTAGCCAATTCATCCTCATAAATTAATTTTAATTCTTGTATTCTTGGTTGTGCATATTTCATAGAAAGATAATACGTTAAACCAGCTACCATACAAGGCACAAATCTGTAAGGAACATCTGTTGCATTTGTATAGTCCCCTGCATCTTGAATTCTTTTTTCATAATAAAAATTTATTACATTTCCATTTTCTGTTGAACCTGGAGTTAAATATAAAGTTATTAAAACATGATCAATAAATCTTTGAACAAAATATTGAGAAGGTTGTCCTGTAGCAGATTTATTTGAAAGAGCTTGAAATTGAGATCTGTTAATTTTTTCTAATGGAGAATCTACGTTAGAAGAATTTCTATACGACATCTCTAAAATTTCTGTAGCTTGATTTACAAAATTAGTAACAGCAGCTCCGTTCGAGTGAGTGGCTGCAGTTGTTCCGTTGACTCCTCGAGTTACTCCAGTTAATTCTAAAGAACTAAATCCTGTGTAAGAAATATTTTCAGATCCTACATTTATGGTTCCAGAATCAGGCATACGATTTTTAGAAGCTATTGTAATACCTGTGGTTTGAGAAGTAGTGGTAATAGCGGCAGTTAAAGTGGTAGTAACTCCGTTTGAATTTCCGTCAGATGTTGCTCTAAAAATTTTGTATTCGTTTTGACCATCTACTAAAGTAATATTAGTGTTTGCTACTTCCCAAAAATGCAGTCCTCTATTGCCCCATTCTTGAAACATTATGTTTAAAGATCTTCTGGCAGTTTTTAAATTATAACCGCTCATGTCAAATTGACCGAGTCTATTGTAAGACTCTTCAATTATCTCATCAATCTTAAACGTCTTGTCAAACGTTGTAGTGCCTGAAGTAACGTTGGCCATTTAAACTCCTACGAATTGTCGCCGCCACTATGAAACACAGTGATAGCTGTAATCTGTTCTGTAGTAAAAGCAGTATTAACGTTAGTCTTAAATAAAATTGGTACAGGAAAATTAATTGTCATATCATGAATATGAGCACCTTTATTTAATTTTACTTTGGACGTTGAGCCATCTTTAATGTCTAAAACACCAGCTTGGTTGGGACCAGATACATGCACACCGTACACTCTAGTTCTTCCCGTTTGGATAGTTTTAGTTTCTGTCGTCACATTAGTTGCTACTCCATCTATAGCTGAATATGTTGTCATATTTTTCTCCTTAAAATTTATGTGGGGCCGAAGCCCCACAATAATTATTTATTAGTAGTTACTTGGTGTTAACGGGTTTCTGTTACCACTATTAGCAGCAGTTCCAGTCCAGTTTTGTAAGTATTCTACAAACACTCTAGCTTGACCAGCAGTTGCAGAGTTAGCAACAGTAATACCATAAAGTTCGATATCCTGTGAACCAACTTGCCATCTGTTAGTTGCAGATTGTGTCATTTCAATTGGACCAATTGCTGAAGCCGCAACGTTTGCTGCTGCAGTGATGTCAACAGCGTTGTCAGCACCATCTCCAAAAGAAATAGTTGTTGTACTTGAGTTAGCAAATAATTGTTCAATTAACATAAACACTCTCGTGATTTGAGAGTATTTAGGAATGATCAATCCTGTCGCTGTAGCAGTAGTCGTAGCGTGAGTCATCACAGTAGAAGCAACCGCTATAGTAGGAACGGCACCAACGTTTCTTACGTCAGTTCCAAGTGTAGTTCCTGTTGTGTTTAATATCGTTCCCGATCTTATCGGTCCCGTAAACGTAGTTGTAGCCATAATTTATCTCCTTTTCCTAGTTAGTGTTAATATGGTCTCTAGGCCGTTAGACTATACGCAACCCATATCAAACATATAAATGTATAGTTAATTAATTGTATACTACATTTGAGTAGAGTGCAAGAGAGCCTGTAATGTGGAGTGGATTTTTTCCAACGATGTAGCTTTTTTATTAAGTAGCTACTGAAACTTGTGGAGCGGCACCATCAATGGTATTTTGCCTGTGAGCAATAGCTGCTTCTTCCAGCTTGATCTTTGTGATAACTTCTCTAACTTTGTCATCAATTCTGACCATCTCAAGAGTATATCTACCATTAGATAGATGCTCCTGTTCCCACTTCAACTCCAAGGACCTTTTTTGTTTGTATAGG